CTGCTTTTGTCAAGACATCAGTTTTACCAAGTAAAACATCTCTTGCATTTTCATATCCATAAGTTGACATATAAAACCTTTTCTGAGTAGTAACTCCACTTGCCTCTTCCATCTTATTACAGAATATCTGATATGCTTCTGGATTGAATTCTTTAAGGTTTTGTTTTAGGATACCAACCATCTTTGTTTGATACTTTAATTTTCTAGATGATGCACCTTTGTGAATAAGTGGTTCTCCATCATTTCTTTCTTCAAACCAATCACGCAGTTCAAAGTATATCTCTTCTCCAAGCGTTAGTAGAAACTTTGATTGTGTGTCACCTTTGTATCTAAGAAAGGGACGCATACCATCATACATTGATGCACCCTTGATGTTACCATACAAACTTGTAGTTTCAAATAAACAAAACTCTGTATCATATTTCTTATTCAACATTCTACGACTATCGTGAGAACAACAAATACCAGCAAGTAATTTACCACCAAGATAATTGTAACCAAATGGTTGAACTGGCACAATATTAAAACCCATAATTGCACGCTTATTAAATATGTCTAAATCTGGAACACCATCAAGAAAATCATTTCTAGGTTTTGAATTAATAAGAGGTGAACCAAAACGAATGAAACCAACAACTGTATTAGTTGTAGTTTCATAGACTACCATCTTGTGAGTCTTGCCTGGGTTTTCATCTGGACTAAATGATGCAGTCTTTTCTAACATTGCATCAAAAGTCTTTGTAGGAATAACTGCAACTTTGAAGTTCATATCTTCTGGGTGCATATCATAGTTTTGAAACATATCGTCTTCTAGACCAAACCCAGGCAAGGGTACTGGTAGATTCTTTACTCTTTCAATCTTACGAGCACGAAAATAATCATCTATTCTTTTGAAGTCATTGAAGTACATAATCAACTTATGTGCAACATCAAACGCTTCTTGTCTATCTAATTTCACCCAAAAAAACTTTCTAATGTAGTTTGTGTTCCATATGACCTATCAATAACCCAACCAATCTTTTCAGTAACAAACGATAGTGGGTCAACAAAACTTTTTTCATATTGAGTATCATAGTCTATATATTTAGCAATGTCAAGTTCCGTGGGCAACGTACCCATAAATGAAATGACATTACACCCAAGTGGATTAGGTTGTCGTAACTCAACAAACTTAATCTTATCACCCTCTTGAATATACTGATACTTAAAATCTAGTTTCTTCTGTTTAATCATATGATTATAAACTAGACTTCCCTTGATATGCATGGGCGTGCCCTTAATAAAGATTGAACTACTTGACCCAAACTTTTTAAGACCATTACAAGAACGAGGATATGCAATGTCCTCTGGGGGTAAGTTTTTAAACTCTTTACGGAAAGAGATAAGGAAGTCATTAAGTTCTTGTTCACCACCTTTCATGATAATTTGCAATGCTTCCTTAATCTTTACACGACAAGGTGCAGGCGTTGATGACTTAACACTTTCAATACCCATCACCTTGAGTTGTGGTTCTTTAAAACGCACACCCTCAATATCCCACGCATTTAGGATATATCTTTTCTTTGCAGTCCATATACCTTTATCTGCAATGACCTCTCTTTTCATAACCATCTTTTGGTCATATGCAGACATCATATTAGCAAGAGTCTGATAACTCTTATCAATATAAGGTTCAATTTTCTCCTTAGCAATTTTGTCCAAGAAGTTGACAATCTTTTGAACATCTGTTCCCTTTTCAAACACTTTATCAACCAACTTGTCAAAAGTAATGTATATCGAATCTGTGTCTGATGCAATAACGAAATCCTCATCTTTAGTTCCCAGTAATTTATTAAGATACTCATTCATCTTCTTTTCAATCCAACGAATGGATAACTGACCAGCAGTAGTAATACCCTCTGCAATCGCAAGGTCATAGTATCTAAAATACTGATTACCAATCGCACCATAAGATGAATTCAAGGAAATCTTTCTTGCCATCTGAATGTTGTTGTAACGACTGATATACTTTAAGTATTTAGCATCTTTTGTATCTTCATATTGTTGTTTCGCATCTAACATTTTTTTCTTGTAGATGGTACGGTCATCATAGATTTCTTGCATCATCTCTGGCAAGAAACCTTTGATATCTTTACGATACAACGCACCATTTGGTGTAATAGTTGTATTGTCTGGTAGATTGAAATCTACACCTTTTAATACTGTATCAACATTAAGGTCTTTAATAAACTCACCAGATACAAGTGTTTCTGGTGATAGATTATATTGCATAATCAAATGTGGATAAAGTGAGTTCAAGTCAAAGGACATAACCCACTTGTGCATACCAACTTGTGGGTCTTTTACATATGCACCCTCATACTTTTCTACTTTAGTATGATATGATTTTTGTGGTATGACAATATTCTTTTTTCTAAGATGATTGTGTATAAGAACATCCCAATATTTAACTTGACCGAAGACATCTTCATAGTTAACTCTTGCTTCATATGCCATAGTCAAACAAAGTTCCAACAACTTCATCTTGTCTTCAAGTTGGTCAACAAGTTCAACGTCAACAATGTTATAGTCAATAAACGATTGATAGTCTTTTGTATACCAATCCTTAAAAGTGTCGTATGGGTTTTCATTCTTCTTTGCACCAAGTTCTACTGATGCAATATAATTAAGTGCATAACTTTCTTGTCTTGTATATGTAAACTTGTGATACAGTTGTAGATAGTCAAGATTAGCAACACCAGTAATATCATAGACTTGTTGGTTTCTACCGTGATTGTAAACGGTACGAGAACTAATCAAGCCCCAGGGCGAAATCTCTTTTGCTCTATCTTCACCAAGAACTTTTGTAACACGATTGATAATATAAGGAATATCGAAGAACTCAGTATTCCAACCAGTAACAACATCTGGATAGTGTTTAGTCCAGAAGTTCATAAACTTGGCAAGTAATTCTTTTTCGTTTGAACAGTTGATATATGTAACATCATCTCTATCAGTATGATAATCACCGATACCCCAAACAACAATCTTCTTTGTTGTTTGATTCTTGATAGTGATAGATAACATTTCTTCTACTGCGAGTTGTGGGTCTGGGAAACCGTTCTCACATTGTGTTTCAATATCAATTGTAACTGTTAGAATCTTATCATAATCCCAAGGAACTTGATTAGGATAAGTGTCATATAGAAATGTGTATGCAAACCTATCCAGACCAAAGACCAGATGGGGTTGTTGTTTATATTGTTCTATAAACTTCTTTGCTTCTTTGATTGTGTCGAACTTGTATGGTGATGCATACTTACCATCAAGTGTTTTGAATTCTGTTTTCTTCTGTACAGGCACAAACATAGTTGGTGAGTATTTAATCTTACGATTAACTCTTTCACCATTTTTGTATTCACGAAGAAGTATTGTGTTACCCCATTGGGCAACATTCGTATAAAATTGCATAATGTAGTTATACCACCTTAGTAGTTAAAAGTCAAGTCCAATTATCACGATTTTTAAAATGTGTAAATATTTCTTTTAAAACATTCTTTGATTTTACTGTACCTTGAATACCAGCAAATCCAGGCGATGCATTTACCTCTAGTATAAAAGGTTTTTCTTTTTCTCTATCTTTTGCAGGCATAAAGTCAACACCAATCAATTTACCATCAACTAGTTCAGATGCCTTTTCGCACTCAATAGTTTCTAACTCTGTCAACTCATGTTCTTCTGTTTCTGCCCCCAGAGATGCATTACTTCTAAAATCACCTTTTGCAACATTTCTTTTCATTGATGCAATAACTTTACCATCTAATACAACTGCTCTAACATCATATTCAATTTTTACATATTCTTGTAAAACAAGGTCTATGTTTTTATTTAAGAGTTTAATCATCTGTACAGTTGCGTGTAAAGATTTTTCACTTTCAGATATTACTACACCAACACCAGTTTGAGAACCACTAGATGCTTTTAAAATAACTGGATATTTATTTCCAAGTTCTTCCATTGCTCTTGGAGTATCATCTGAATATGTTATGGGAACAGTCTTAGGTGTTCTTAAATTATTTAATTTAAATAATTCATTGCAGAAAAATTTACTATTACACATATTCC